GATCAAGCTGGTCAACGGGGCCACGATTAGTCTCAAGGGAGCCGACAGGCCAGAGACAATGCGTGGTGTGTCCTTGAAGTTTCTTGTGATGGACGAATACGCAGACATGAAGCCTGACGTATGGGAGCAGATTCTCCGTCCAGCACTGGCTGACCAGAAGGGTTCAGCAATGTTCATAGGTACGCCTATGGGCAGGAACCACTTCTACGAGCTATACAAGTACGCGGAGCTAGGGGACGATGAAACGTACAAAGGCTGGCACTTCACCAGTTACGACAATCCCCTACTTGACGCGGGTGAAATTGACATTGCTAAAAAGTCGATGTCATCATATGCTTTCCGTCAAGAGTTCATGGCATCCTTTGAGGCCAGAGGCTCAGAGATGTTCAAGGAGGGCTGGGTACAGTTCGGAGAAGAGCCAGACGTAGGTGACTACTACATTGCCGTTGACTTGGCGGGCTTTGAGGACGTAAACAAGAAACGCACAAAGAATACGAGGCTAGATGAAACAGCTATCGCCGTTGTTAAAGTTAATCCTGATGGTTGGTACGTTGACAACATTATACATGGGAGGTGGGACCTTAACGAGACTGCCGCCAAGATTTTTCAGGCCGTTAGAGATTACAGACCCATCAGTGTTGGTATTGAAAAAGGAATAGCAAAGCAGGCGGTAATGAGTCCTCTGGCAGACCTACAGAAGCGCTACGGTCAGTTCTTCCGCGTAGAAGAGCTAACGCACGGTAACCGAAAGAAAACAGACAGGGTTATGTGGGCGCTACAGGGACGGTTTGAGAACGGACACATATCGCTAAACAAAGGGGAGTGGAACAACAGATTCTTAGATCAACTGTTTCAGTTTCCAGATGCGCTAACGCACGATGACTTGGTTGACGCCCTAGCCTACATAGATCAGCTGGCTAACGTAGCGTACAACTATGAATACGAAATCGAAGATCACGAAATTTTGGATGTTGTAGCAGGGTACTAATGGTATTTAGAAAATTTAACACATATGGCATTTACGCTATCTCTGCCGTAGTATTTTTTACTATGGGCTACAGCATAGCTTTAATTTAAGGACATAACTATGGCAGACGCAGAAATTTATAGTCCAGACCCGCTGATGATTGAGGAATCAATCGAAGAGTGGGTAATGACTAAATGTGAAAACTGGAGAGATCACTATGAGTCAAACTACGAAGCAAAGTTTGAGGAATACTATAGGCTATGGCGAGGTCAATGGGACCCTGCTGACTCCAAAAGAGCGTCTGAGCGTTCTAGAATTATCTCTCCTGCGCTTCAGCAGGCTGTAGAATCTAATGTAGCAGAACTAGAAGAGGCCACGTTTGGTCGTGGTAAGTGGTTTGACGTTACTGACAACGTAGGCGACACAGAGCGTGAAGACATTTTCTACCTACGTAACAAGCTATCAGAAGACTTTGAATCTTGCAAAGTTCGTAAGGCTGTTGCAGAGTGCCTGATTAACGCTGCGGTGTTTGGTACAGGCATTGGCGAAGTAGTGCTGGACGAAATCAAAGAAATGGCCCCAGCAACCCAGCCTATCATGGGCGGCGACTTAACTGCAGTTGGTGTCAACATTACAGACCGTGTTGTAGTTAAGCTGAAGCCTGTGATGCCTCAAAACTTCCTGATTGATCCTGTGGCTACGTCTGTAGAAGACGCTATGGGTGTAGCTATTGATGAGTTTGTGTCAAAGCACCAAGTAGAGCTTATGCAGGAACAGGGCGTGTACAAAGATGCCTTGATTGAGTCTGCGGCTCCTGATACAGACTTAGAGCCTGACCAAGACCTGACTATCTATAACGATGACAAAGTACGTCTTACTAAGTACTACGGTCTTGTACCCCGTGAGCTTTTGGAGCGAGAGGGTGAAGAAGTTGACGGTGACTCACAATACGTAGAAGCAATCGTCGTAATTGCCAACGGCGGTACGCTATTGAAGGCAGAAGCCAACCCATACATGATGAAAGACCGTCCTGTAGTTGCGTTTCCGTGGGATGTGGTCCCCGGACGCTTCTGGGGCCGTGGCGTCTGCGAGAAAGGTTACAACTCTCAGAAGGCTCTTGACGCAGAGCTACGCGCACGTATCGACGCTCTTAGCCTGACTGTTCACCCAATGCTGGCAATTGATGCCACACGACTGCCGCGAGGCGCTCGTCCAGAAGTTCGTCCCGGCAAGATGATACTTACAAATGGAGATCCACGTGAAGTACTACAACCGTTTAACTTTGGTCAAGTTAATCAAATTACTTTTGCACAAGCTCAAGCGCTTCAGCAGATGGTACAGCAAGCTACAGGAGCCGTTGACTCCGCAGGTATTGCTGGGCAAGTTAATGGAGAAGCCACAGCAGCAGGCATAAGTATGTCTCTAGGCGCTATCATCAAGCGTCACAAGCGCACTCTGATTAACTTTCAGCAGTCTTTCCTGCTCCCGTTTGTTACCAAAGCAGCACACAGGTATATGCAGTTTGACCCTGAGAACTACCCCGTAGCTGATTACAAGTTTAACGCTACGTCTACTCTAGGTATCATTGCCCGTGAGTACGAAGTAACTCAGCTGGTTCAGCTTCTGCAGACCATGCAGCAAGAGAACCCAATCTACCCTGTTCTAATCCAGAGCATCATTGAGAACATGAACTTGGCTAACCGTGAGGAGCTAATCAGCACCATGCAGCAAGCCATGCAGCCTGATCCGCAAGAGGCTCAGATGAAGCAAATGGCAGCACAGGCTCAAATGGCGTTTCAGCAGAGCCAGACTAACGCACTGGAGGCTCAAGCAGCAGAGTCGCAAGCAAGGGCAGGTAAGTACGCTGTTGAAGCACAGCTTGCGCCTAAAGAGCTTGAGATTGATAAGATCAATGCGATTACACGGAACCTACGTGAAGGTGACGATGATGACAAAGAGTTTGAACGCCGCATGAAAGTGGCTGAAACTTTGCTAAAAGAAAAGGAGATAGAGTCTAAAAATGTTAATGACACAGGTAGAATGGGCCAAGGTTCTAGAGGAAATCAACGCAGTCTTCAAGAACCAGTTCGACAAATTGGACTCGCTGGAGAACCGGGTCAAGGAACTAGAGGACCTACTCAATGAAAAAGAAAACAACAAAAGACCCACGGCTAAAAAGAGCGGGAGTAAGCGCGTTCAACAAACCGAAGAGAACACCTAGCCACGGCACGAAGAGTCACGTAGTTGTTGCCAAGGAAGGTGACAAGGTTAAGACTATTAGGTTTGGTCAACAGGGTGTCTCAGGCGACAAAAAGCCTACAGCTAGGCAAAAGTCGTTTAAGGCGCGTCACGCAAAGAATATAGCAAAGGGAAAGATGTCTGCGGCATATTGGGCTAACAAGGTAAAATGGTGATGGATAAACAAGATCAAATTAAGTTTGTAAAAAGCAACGGGGACAAGGTAATTATTGACGAAATCTTAGGCGTCACAATTACGAAAGACCCTGACGGTAACGTAACTAGAAAACCTATTGAGGAGAGCGATTATGCCGAAAGTGGGCAATAAAACATACCCGTACACCGCAAAAGGCAAGGCTAAGGCCAAGGCCGCTGCAAAACGCACAGGTAAAAAGGTAAAGAAAGCCAAGGGGTACTAAAATGGCTAAAAGAGGGCTATACGCTAATATCCACGCCAAGCGTAAGCGTATCAAGGCTGGATCAGGCGAAAAGATGCGTAAACCGGGGTCTAAGGGCGCTCCTACGGCCTCAAACTTTAAAAAAGCAGCAAAAACTGCCAAAAAACGTAAATAAGGCTTGACAAACGTAAAAAAGTATGGTATAATAAACAGTGTACTACGGTACATTTTATTAACAGAGACAACCCAAGGGGCCTCAAGTGGATCAAGCAACAGAGAAGTATTTTAACGACTACTTTAGTCTTTTTCGTACAGACGGTTGGCAGACATTTATTAAAGAACTACAGACAAACGTAGTATCTATTAATAACCTCCAACAAGTCAAAGACGCTGATGACATGAACTTTAGGAAAGGACAACTAGATGTATTAGCCTCCATCTTAAGCATGGAAACAGCTATGGAAGCGTCTAGGGAAGAAGCTGAAAAAGAAGATGATTAAAGTATTCGATTTTAAGTGTTCTAATGGACACGTATTTGAAGAATTTGTAGATAGCGATACCACAACCAGTAGGTGCGGATGTGGGGCAAACGCTACAAAGATCGTCTCAGCGACTCAACACATACTTGATGGCGCATCCGGTGACTTTCCGGGCAGGCACATGAAGTGGGTACGTGAACACGAGCAAGCTGGGCGAAAAGGTAGGGAATCTCAGTAGAGGCAACTCCCATTATATTCTCCATAACCTTATTATAGGCGGGGTAGGTTTAAAATGTCAAGAGCGACACTAATTGACGAGCGTCCTGAAGAGGAAGCAACAGATCAAATTGAAGAAACGCAACAGGAACTTGTAGAGACTCCAGAAGAGGAGACAACTCAAGAACAAGAATCTGATGTTCCAGAAAAGTACCGTGGTAAGTCTGTCGAAGAACTCGTGCAGATGCACCAAGAGCTTGAAAAGTTCTCAGGTAAGCAGAGTACGGAAGTTGGCGAACTTAGATCTGTTGTTGATGACTACATCAAGACAGAACTCGCAAACTATCAACAAGCACCTCAACAACAGCAACCAGACGAAGACGTAGATTTTTTTGTTGACCCTAATAACGCAGTTAATCGGGCAATTGAGAATCATCCTAAGATCAAAGAAGCTGAACAGTATACCCAGCAGTACAAAAAGCAAGCAACCCTTGCCCAGCTAGGTAACAGACACCCTGATATGCAACAGGTTTTACAAGACCCTAAGTTTGCAGAATGGGTAAAAGGCTCTAAGATCAGGACTCAACTTTTTGTACTTGCTGACCAACAGTACGATTACGATGCAGCTGATGAACTGTTTACGCTTTGGAAAGATAGAAACCAAGCCGTACAACAGACTGCTACCGCAGAAAAAGCCGCTCGTAAGACTGCCGCTAAGTCAGCAGCTACAGGAAACGCCAGAGGAACTACGGAAGGATCACGTAGAAAAACGTATCGTCGCGCTGACATTATTAAACTAATGCAAACAGACCCTGACCGATACATGGCGCTACAGCCTGAAATTATGGCGGCGTATGCTGAAGGAAGGGTCAAATAGCCTAAAGGAGAATTATAATGGCTAATGAAACTTCTGCAACTTATTTTGACGCCAATGCGGTAGTCGATAAAACAGCAGCGGGTACTTTTATCCCCGAAATTTGGTCGGATGAAATTATCGCTGCATATCAAAAGAACCTGAAGATGGCTCCCCTTGTCAAGCGTCTTTCTATGACGGGCAAGAAAGGTGACATCATTCACGTACCTAAGCCCACTCGTGGTACTGCTTCTGCTAAGGCAGAGTCTACTGCAGTTACCATTCAAGCGTCTCTTGAGACTGAACTGCAGATCGCTGTAGACCGTCACTTTGAGTACTCACGCTTGATCGAAGACATCGTAGACGTACAGGCTCTGTCCTCTCTGCGTCAGTTCTACACCGAAGACGCTGGCTACCAGCTGGCCCTGAAGGTAGACACCGATCTCTTCAACGTATCAACTGGTTTCGGTGATGGTACTCGTACCACTACTCCGGGCGTTGATGCTTCTGATTGGGTAAACAGCAACAGCTACTACGCAGACAACGGCGCAGACATTGCCGCTTACGCTGCTGACACTGTTGCTCCTGCGGATCAGATTGAAGACAACCACATCCGTGGTCTTATCAAGCTGATGGATGACGCTGATGTGCCTATGGACAGCCGATACTTGGTTATCCCGCCTGCTGCTCGTAAGCAGATCATGGGTATTGACCGCTACGTATCTAGCGATTTCGTAGGTGGTCGTGGCGTTGAGTCAGGCCTGATCGGTAACCTGTATGGCGTAGACGTATACGTTTCTAGCAACTGTCCTGTACTTGAGACTGCTGCTAACAACACTGCATCTACTGTCGATACTCGTGGTTGCTTGTTCTTCCACAAGGACGCTATCGTTCTTGCAGAGCAAATGGCTGT